AGCTGCAAAAGTAGCGAATTGTAATAGCTATGCTTTAATGAGTAAGTCTTATTTACATATAGTAATGGCTTATGCTAATACTGCCGCTAGTGCTTTAACTTTAAATGTTAATGGGAAAGGCGTTAAGCCAATTTATATAAATGGTATAGTTTCAAGTGATTCAAATTATACTCTTCCTGCGGGGACATATATTACATATTATGATGGCACAGGTTATCATTTCCGCACAGATGGACGTTTACCGGGACCTGCCCCTGTCGCATTAAGTAATGTTTCTAATAATGCGACATTAAATGGTAATACTGGTGCGGCAGGTGATTTAATTTATTGGAGCGCACAAAATACTCCTGCACATTTAACAGCCGGTACTGGTAATGGTGGAAAATTTTTACGAGTTAATAGCACTTCTGGTTTACCAGAATGGGGTGATGGAAGTACTGTTACATTAAATGGAACTGCTACTACTTCAGCAAGTTTTTATGCACCAACTGGAGCAGGAACTTCTGGATAGTATTTAAAGTCCAACGGTAGCGGTGCGCCTACATGGGCTAATTTACCTACTATAACATTAAATGGTAGTGCAGCAACATCTCCATCTTTTTATGCTCCTACAAGTGCTGGTACATCAGGATATTATTTAAAATCAAATGGTAGTGGTGCTCCAACATGGGCTGCTATTACAATTCCTAATCCAACTTTTGCTAGTTTAAATCCTGATGAAGTTGTTATTAGTACTAGTTAGCCGAATTCTACTACAAATAAACTATGGGTAGATACAAGTGAAATTATTGGAAATACTCCTGCGATGAGAGTTGATGCAGTAAAATTAATACGTATCTAGACTACAGTTACAGTAGGACAATTGACAAGAACAATTGATTTAAATGCTACTCGTAATGTCACTAGAGCTGATGGTACAATTTTACAAACTGTAAATGGAATTACTGCAAATGATATAGTTTATAATATTTATACTTATTCTGGGCAAGATTTAATATTGGGAAATATTTAGTGGACGACTGCCGCTAATCAATTAATTTTATCTTTTTATGCGAGAGCTTCTGGAACGGTATGTTTTGATGTTATTGTAGGTGAAAGTGCTGGGTATGTATTTAATATTACAGTATAAGGATGGTTTAATTATATGGCAATTTTAAAATATAAAAATGGTAGTGCTTACACATAGATTTCTGATATTTGTGGGCCTAAAGGTGATAAAGGCGAAGATGGTATAAGTGGTGCAATTGGTACTATTAATGCAGGATAGACTGCTTCTAATATCTACCCAGTATGCGCTCCTAGTTACACTTAGGCTACAGGGTCTTCTCCTATCACTGCGCAAATGAATTAGAATATTTATATTAAAAGCACTGGAGTGCTTATGGGAGCTGCATGGAATGATTATGCAGAATATCGAAAAGGTTAGTATATTAAACCTGGTACTTGCGTTGTTGAAAACGGTGATGGTACATTAAAAATTTCTACTGATAGATTATAGCGGGGCGCAAGTATCGTATCAGATACTTTTGGTTTTGCTATTGGTTATACAGATGATTGTAAAATTCCTTTAGCTATATGCGGAAGGGTTTTAGCATATACATATCAAGATAAAAAAGCATATAAAGCTGGCGATCCAATATGTACGGCTCCAAATGGTACAATTGACAAGATGACGGATGAAGAAGTCCAAAAATATCCAGATAGAATTATTGGGTTTGTAAGTGAAATTCCTAATTATATGATTTGGAAGGGACAAATTAATATTAGTGTTGATGATAGAATATGGATAAGGGTGAAATAATATGACAGGATAGACAGGTTCAATAAATTCTGTATTTTCAACTCGCATGAATAAAGGCTGTTTTAATTTTATTAATCCTACTAATGCTGGACAAGCCGCAGAGACTTATAGTGGTCGCTACTTTTCATCAACCGAGAAACCAATTTTAAGTAATACAACTAGTAGCCAAATATTTAGTTCGAATGGATATACCCCAACTATTTATTTTGGTTATTTTACATCTACGGCAGCTATTACTTGTACTAAATCTGCTACTGCCGGTACGGATTATTGGACGCCAATAGGATAGGTAACCTGGTATGGAAGTGTTAATCCAACCTTTTTAGATGGTATATATGTTTATACAATTAGACAAGTAGCAACAAATACATTATCTACTGCTGCAAGACATTGTTTAATACTTGGGCCAAGTGTTTCAATATCGTCTGGAACTTCTACTCATTTATCTAATATTAGAAAAGCAAGATTTGATGCAGGTAGTACAAGTGATAAATGGCTTATAGCTAATAGGTAGGTATATAATAGCGGATTTACTTCTTTCTGGACTTCTCTTAATAACCCTTGGATATATTTATCTAATGCTGGGACTGCTAATGTTAATTTTGCTGCTAGTAAAACTCTTGAAATTACATTAGTAAGCTTAGGATAATTATGATTATTACTATTAATCTTAAAAAATCTTCCAATATAGATTATTATAATAAAGAAATAATGACTCTTGATATGGAAGAATATATAAATGGTTGTGTTGCGCAAGAAGTTGGTAATTCTAATATAGAAGTATGTAAAGCACAAGCAATTGCGGCAAGAACAAATGCTTATTATTACGCAGTGCGAGAAAAAACTGTGAGCGACCAAAGTTCAAGTTTTCAAGCTTTTAATGCTACGCGAATTGATAACAATACATATAGCAATGCTAAGCAAGCGAGTAAAGAAACGGCTGGTTTGGTCCTTGCTTATAATAATAAACCACTTTATCCTGCATCATTTTCCGCAAGTAATGGCGGGCATGTAACATCATCAAAAGAGCGTTGGGGTAGCGAAAGAGCTTGGCTTTAGAGTTTTGATGATCCATATGATGAAGGTAATAAAGTTGGTCATGGAGTTGGAATGAGTCAAAGGGGTGCTAAAAAAATGGCATCCCTTGGTTTTAATTATAAAGAGATATTAGCTTTCTACTATCCAAATACAACAATTATACGAGTATATGGAGAGGAGGAGGAAAAAAAAATGGCTAAAACAAAAGCACAATAGGTTATTGAATATTGCGAATCGCGACTTGGCTGTGGTTATTTATATGGAACAAGTGGTCAAGTATGTTCTGAATCGTTAATTCAACAATAGAAAAATTAGTATCCTGATATAGATGTATCAGTGGTGCGCAAATGGATTGGTAAACGAGTGTATGACTGTGCTGGTTTTACACGTATGGCAATGCAAAATGTTGATATAAAAATTGTATCAGGAGCAAGTAGTCAATGGAAAAAGACATCGTGGGCTGAGAAAGGGACTATTGATACCTTACCGAAAAATAAAGTTTGTTTATTATATAGACAAACAAGTCCTACCGTAATGCAACATACAGGGGTATATCTTGGCAATGGATATGTAATAGACGCACGTGGTAGTAAAAATGGGGTAATAAAATCTACATTAGATAGTTATAAATGGACACATTGGGGTATCCCCGCGGGTTTATATATTGGTAATGAAGAAGAAACACCGCAACAAGACATTGAGGTGATTGATGTGTTATATAAAGCAACTGTAATAGCTTCTTCTGGTTCAACTGTTAATATGCGTACAGAGCCAAGTGCTTCTGCGGATAGAGTAAGTAAAATAGCTGTTGGGCAAGAAGTAGAAGTCTTAGAAGAAGTTAATTCATCTTGGTCTAAAATATTATGGAATAATAAAACAGGCTATATGATGAGTATGTATTTAGAAAAAATTGAAGAAACAAAAAAGGAGGAGGAGACTTGGTATGTCAGAATTAAATGTGCAAATCAAACCGAAGCAGAAACTTTAGCCAACCTCCTCAGAACAGCTTCAATTTAGTAAAAAACTTGCATATTTTGATATTATAAGCTGGATGATTCTTTCTATTATTCTTTTATTTTTGTTAATTAAAGAACCCACATTAGGAGTATATATATAGAATATTTTTGCATATACAACCACTGCTTATGTATCATTGCGTTTGGGCTATACTGCTAAAGCAGGCATTGAGAATTATCAAAAAATACATAGTGCCTATAAAGAATTATCAGCTGAATAGCCATAGGATAATTCAAATGGATGATTTAAAGGAGGATGTGTATAAAAATGGAAGTTTGGTAGAAGATTACAGAAGTTATGATTAACTTCTGGCCAGCATATATAATTTTACCTATTTTAATATTTTTTCGTGATCAAATAAAAAATTGGTTTTTCTCAAGATATAATAAAGGTGCGGAAAAATTAGAAGAAGAAAAATTTGATCAACATGCTGCGAAATATGAATAGCGTTGGACTAAAGAATTACAATTAGCAAAAAAGATTAGCCAAGATAATATTTCATCAGTTGAAACAAGATTAAGTGGCTAGATGTTAGATTTAGAAACTCGTATAGAGACTAATAAAGAAACTGATACAGCATTTTAGGAAACTGTTGCACGGTCTTTTAAAAATATGAATGATAAATTGGATTTAATTCAAAAAACTCAAAATAATAATTGCGAGAACATGGGTGCAAAATTGCAAGCATTTTAGGCACAAATAACACAAGATATGTCTAATATTACTAAAGGGCTATTAAGTGTTCAATAGAGTGATTTAGAACGCAACTGTTTAGAATATAAACATAATGGTGCGATGACAACAAAAGAAAAAAGAGATTTTGAAAAACGTTGGAGAATGTATAAAGATATGGGCGGCGATGACCTTGAATGGGTTAAAGACACAATTAGTAGTATTCCAGTAACAAATTTTTAAAATAAAAAAAATGGGCGGAAGTCAATTACGACTTCCGCCCTTATTTTTTTTTACTCTTTTGGAGTTTTCTCAATATGGACTCGCTCTTCAATCCCATTGATAATATACAATCTTAAATCACCAATAATTTCATTAAGATATTTTTGCGCATCTTCTGTGAGAATTGTCATTACAGCTTCATAGGTACGCATAAGCGCATTTGTTTGTGCTTCCTTATCAAACTTGCCTTGTTCTTTAAGAGTGTCAACATAAGTTTGATTTGTAGCAATTACCGCAGAGGTAATTGTATTTTCAAGCATTGAAATATATTTATTATATTCTTTATTTTTATTAGTTGCTTGGATTTCATCACTCTTTACTTGAACAAATTGTACAAAATACTTGACTGCCAATCCAAGCAGTGGAATTAGTACAATAGTAAAAAGATCAGAAAGAAAAACATTAAAATCCAATATAATCACTCCCAATTTAATTCATTATTTTTTTGTTTAATTATAGAATAGCCGATACATATAGCATCCGCCTCGTCCTAAGTGCATTTTATTTGATACTATTGCTGGACCCAAGACTAAGCAATTTTTTTCTAATTTTCTCTGTGCTTATCTTGACCTTTTAAAAAGTGACATTGCGCGCGCCATTCACTTGGCTTTACAATATCATATTTTAATCCCAAAGATAAGATTGTTTCCAATAATGCTCCTTGGACCCAAGCAAGTTTCTAATAAGTTGCTACATTGCCTGCCTGCATCTATATGTCTTCAATTATTACCGTATCTATTGGATACGATTTGCATAATGACTAGACTTTCTAACATAATTTATGTAAGCGTTTAGGAGTTTCTGCATCTTCAAAAGTATAATGACCATATATAACTATTTTATCATTATCCCAGATAGAATATCCACTTGTTGTAGTAGCCTAGTCAAGAGCTAAAATCAATTTGTACTGCCAAAGCCACCAACGCGTTCAGTAATTACATTATCATTTTCTGTAACGCAATATGGTAAAACAATTCCTTGTCCGAATTTAGTGCCGGCCGGCATAAATATATCAAAAGGAGAAAGGTTAATTACTTGAAAATAAATATGACCATCATTATCAGGATTGCCATAATAATCTGCATCTACAATTCCAGGCGCATTTGCGATTACTAGCCAATGTTTATTAGGTGTAGAACTACGCAAAGAAAGATGCAAATAATATCCTTCCGGAAGATGGCATTTAATTCCTGTAGGAATAAGCGTTGTTTTTGTTCTTGTCTCTTTTGTTAGTTGTTCCATTTCATCCCAAGAAATTCTTGTAGAGCCAAATGGAAGACGATGGTCTTTTTGTTCTTTTTTAATATTGTGATATGATGGAATTATAATTTCAGAAGAAGAATAGAAATCATAACCCGCGCTATCTTTAGTTCCTCTTGTTGGAATAATAGCATTATCATATCCTTTAATTTTTTCAAAATAAAAATCTTTTAGTATATTCATCTATTATACTCCACATTAATTGGCGCGTGCAATTCTTTTTCAGTTTGAAAAACTTTCTTTGCTTTTACAATTTGATATTCTTCATCAGTCTTTTTATTGACTTTTGTTGTATAAGAAAATTGTACAAGATCATAATTTTCATCAGCATCAAACTCATCTTGCATTGCAAGAGCTTCATCAACAGTGTCAACTTTATAGGTTTCAGTTACATTAAGTAAGTAATATTTTTTCATTTTATTATTTTACCTTTCTATAAATAAAATGCACAGTGTTATTAATTGAAAAATTATATTGTTTTATTAAAATTTCATTTAACATATGTTCTAATGGAATAGCATTTTCATTAGAAACATATATTTGCGTAATATTATTATTTTGAATTAATGGCGCAATTTGTTTCATTTGTTCTGCATATGTTCCATTTAATTCAATAGTCTCTTGTTTAGAATTATCATTATTAACAATTGTAAATTTACTTGGGCGCGCAATTCCCATTTGATAAAATCCATTACACATTAGTATTCAATAACTCCTTTATCATATGGAAATAGATATGCGACAGTTGGTTCATTATCCCACATAGCCCATATTTCAATTGCGCTAGATGCTTGATCTACGTCAATTGCGCGTACATCTTTATCAGCATACCAATTCATCAATAAATCTTTTAGTTCTCTAATAAAAGCATCATCACAATTTAAATTTGTTTTAGTATCAACAAATAAAGTATAATAATTGTGCTCTCGTTCAAGGAACATAAAATATTGCGGTGGGACACCATCTTCATCAATAAGAGAATGATACCAATCTTTTACTTTTTCAAGTGCATTATTAATTTCCATATTCGTCATTTTTTTCAAAGACCGTATTGCACTTTTATTTAATTCATATAAAGTAGTAGAACCAACTGTTGATTCTTGATTCTGCTATTTTAATTCTTCTTGTTTTTCTAAATAGGCATTATATTCATCCTATTCCATAAAAATTGGTTCTGCCATTTATATTCTAAACTCCTCATATTCATTTTCTTGATTATACCATAAATTATTTTTTTTGTCAAATATGAATATTTTTTGATTGCGTGAACCGCGCATAGGTAAAGTAATATCTCGTTCTTTTAATATAAAAGGCTCAGTAACTAAACCATTAATAGATGTAAGTATTGTTTTCATATGTGGATCTGATGATTCGAGCAATTGCTTGAAAGAATAGCCGGTCCATAACCAAATCCTTACGTCAGGTAATTTATCTCGCACAGTGCTAATAACAAGGGTAGTTAGAAATAGATTTTGAGGAGCCAAGGGTTCTCCGCCAAGAATACACAAATCTCTTTGTACGCCTTGTGCGGTTAATCCTTTTAAAATTTGATTCATTGTATGAGCAGTAAATTCATACCCACCTTCAAAATCCCATGTGTGAGGGTTATGGCAACCCTCACAATGGATAGGACAACCTTGTACATAAAATGATAAACATAACCCTGGTCCGGCAGTTGTATCATCATATATTATTCCTGCATATCGCA